TAGTCTACCAATATATTTTTTCTTATCTTTCTGACGGTAATGCGTTTACTTATTTAGGCGTTCCGTCAATGTATGAAGGAAAAATAAATCCAAACACGATATCAAGAATAGACATATTGCAGCCAAATTCTGTATATTTAAATGAATATACAAATATATCTCCGTTAAATATTTCATCATTAAACGAAATAATTAAACAAGCAAAGTATTTGTATGATACAGGATTATATCAAAATCTTGACACTAACAGGCTTAAAATAAATAACATTGATGCAACAAGGCGTTCGTGTTCATTTATATTGTCAAAACCTCCATTATTTAAGGCATTAAGATCAATAAACAACTTACTTGCAACATATTCGGCAAGATACAATGTTTATGTGAATAATGGAGCTGCTGGTTACTTGGTAAAAAAACAAACAGCGTCATCAAACGTGTTACAAGAAGCTGTAAACCCACAAACAAGGCAAGATATTCTCGATGAAATTAATAGCAGAAATGGATTGACAGGCAAACGCAATCTTTGGGGTATTTCTTCAATTCCAATCGAATTTATCAATACTTTATCTGATATTCAAAGATTAATGCCTTTTGATGAAACATTGGAAAATTCAATTAAGATAGCTTCTATTTATGGGATTAAGTCTGAATTAGTTCCACGAAAAGACCAAAGTACATTTTCTAACCAGGACACAGCCGAAAAAACAGTATGGGAAAATGCAATAATGTCAATAGTAGAAACATTTTGCCAAAACTATACAAAAAATATAGGATTGGATAAATTAGGTTATTTTATAAAACCTGATTACTCAACTGTTTCTGCATTAAAAGCAAATGAAAAGACAATTGAAGAAATTAATAAAATAAAGATTGAAAATCTTTCTAAAATGAAAGAAATAAGCCCTGAAAGACAGCAAGAAATTGATAAAGAAGTAGAGAAAATTTTACAATCATATAATAAATAATATATCATTCGAAGAAGCATCAAACACAACACAAAGAAAAATGAGTAATAAAGAAAATCAAATTTACAGAGCCTTAATAAGTCAAACAGATAATGAAGAATCTGATTTTGAATGTATAGCAGTCCCTTCAGAAAATAGGCAATTGCGTTATTCTTATCAGAATAATGAATATTTCTATCAGGTATTAAGGACAATGCCAGAAAATATAAAGTCTGACAGAATGGAAATTGGATTACCTTTATTTGATAACCACCCAGAAGAAAATTCTGCTGAAAATCAACTTGGTATTACAACTGGATTTGAATTTTCAGAAAAAGGTATTCTTGTGCGTTGTAAATTTGGCGCAAGAGCAGACGAAGCATTAAGATCAGATGTAAAGAATGGTATAATAAAAACAGTTTCTATTGAGGGCGAGATAATTAATTACAGCATAGAACGAAAAGCAGGAGAAATACCTGTTTATTATGCTGAATTGTGGGAACCTACATCATTATCATTTGCACCTGTTCCAAATGATATAGGTGCCCAAATAGACATTAAAAGAGCTTTGCAAGAACAAATTGAAAAAGATAATACAAACCCAAACACAAATACAATAAAATCAATTATCAACAAATTTTAACATCCATGAAAAAAGAGGATTTTTTAAACATTTGCCGTTCAAAGGCAAAGAAACAATTTACCGAAGAAGAAACAAACTTCTTAGGTTCAATCGGAGAGGCTATTGAAACAGCTTTGTCCGAAGAAACTACAAAACGTAATGCTTCATTTGCAGAAATTGAAAACAAACTTGGTACACTCGAAGAAGGTAAAACATTTTCCGGAATTATCAGAGAGTTAGCAGAGATGGTAGACAATATCGAAGCAAAGGCAAAACGTGGACTTTCTAATTCTGATAAGTACAATCTCAAAAAGAAACTTGAAGAAAAGAAAGACGAAATTCAAAGAGCAAGACAAGGCGGAAATCCTTGGCAAATTGAATTTATGGCTAAACGTGCAGCATCTGCATTGATGACTACTTCCACAGTTGTTACAGGTGCAAAAGCAGTTAACAATGATAACGTATTTGATGATCTGGAAATTGCAGTTATCCAGTATCCTAAAAACTTCATCATTGATGCCATCAACAGCCGTCAGGTTGCAAAAGTTCCACAGACTATTCGTAGGAAAGAAGAAGGGACAGCAGGAACAGGTGTACCGGCCGCAACATCTGAAGGAGATAAAAAACCACTTGTAGATAAAACATTTACTTGGGTATATGACACTCGGAAGAAGTATGCAGGTAGAATTGAGATGACAGAAGAAACTGAAATCGACTTCGAACAATTAGTAATGCAGATTATTACTATGTTTGAAGATGATGTATTACGTGCATGGAACAATGGCGTTCTCGCTGATGTAATTGCTTATGCTTCTTCTTACACAACTACTTCACTTGATGGTTCAATCGCTGATCCTGACATCTATTCTGTTATTGGCGCAGGTATTGCACACATCCAGAATGCTGAATACGAACCTGATGTTATTGCAATGAATCCCGCTGACGTTTGGGCAATGAATTTGACACAGGATAAAGACGGAAATTATAAGTATAATCCACTTGGTAACAACTTTGCAGGATTACAGCCATTCATCACGAACAAAATCAAAGCAGGTAAAATGCTTATCGGTACTAAACGTACGATTAAAGAACAGCATGGATCGTTCATTGTTCGAAAAGGCGTATATGGCGATCAGTTCATCGAAAATGAATCTACAATTGTTGGCGAAGTATTCTCAATCCTGTCAATGCCTACAATTTCAAAACCATCTTGGTTATACCTTGACATTGCAACCGTAAAAGCAGCACTTGAGAAAGTAGTAGCATAATAAATTATGGCAAAGCAAGTAAAAAAAGAACAAGTTAGCAGCCCCGTAGAAATTACGGGTGCTGTTACTGTTGTGTCTACTGGTGCTTCTAAATACTTTAAAGCAGGAAAAGAAGTAAAAGTATCAGCACAACTTGCAAAGACTTTAATAAAAAAAGGATTTGCAGAATTAAAAAAATAATATAAACAAAAAAGAAAGGAAATATCAATGAAAAAATTCACAATAATTTTATTTTTATCATTAATCGTTTCTATTGTAGCTTCTGCTCAAGTTAGAAACGTATCACAAATTAACGTACCTGCCGATTATTCATTTGCTTCATATGTTGGAGTTGCAGCAGACACTTTATCATCTAATCAGGATTCTATTCAGATTCCGTTTTTATTCAAATTGCATAAAAGTTCTAAATTATCAGTTGGTGTAAATTTAGCAAAAAGAAGTGCAAATGATACACTTGTTAAAGTTCGAGTGTATGGCAAAAACTTCTCAGGAGATGCTTATACTTTGCTTTTAGATTCTGCATCAGCAAATGTAAATAGCTCGGCACTTCAGTTTACTATTCCTGCTAATGTAGTATATAATTATAGATATTTTAGAGTTAATTTAAGCATCGCAGGTACAAAATCCACAGGCGTAAAAGTCAATAGAGTAGAGCTGAAGCATTATTTACAATAAGAAACAAAACAATAATAGGCAATGAATTTAATCGATTACACGGCATTTGTGGGCGAAATTAATATACCGATTTCAGGCGTAGGAACAGAGGCGTTAATAACTGATTACATTACCAAATATCAAGATGAAATTCTACGAAGTTTACTTGGTTACAAATTGGCAAAATCTTTTATTGACGGGCTTGGCGAAGTTTCTCCTGCCCAGAAATGGATTGATTTACGTGACGGCAAAGAATTTATATTCACATTTGACGGTCAGGAAATAACCGAAAAATTCGCCGGTGTAAAAGAAATCATTGCCTATTATGTTTACTTGCAGTTTCGCAGTCTAAATGAATCATTTTTTTCAGGGCAAAATCAGGTAAAAGCAGAGTCAGAGAACAGCATACATGTTGATTTTCGTGATGTTTTAATACCTATTTTTAATAAAATGGTTCAAAAATATGGTCTTTATTATTCGGTTGGTTGCTTTTATCAAAAGCCTTTTAAGCCTACCGAAACAATGACTCACGTTAACGAATATCCGAGTGCTTTCAATTTTATTCTTGCTAACTATACTGATTACCCTGATTGGTTTTTTACTCCTATAAATTACGCTAACGAATATGGCATTTAAAGACATATATATAAAAGATTGTTTTTCATCTATTGTCGACGACATGCGCCCAAATGGAGTTATATCATCATTTGTGGCATCAGGTAGCAATTATGAAATAACAAACAATGTAAGATTTGATATGTCATCTTTTTTGCTTAAAGCAGGATATTATGTAGATTTGTATGATTCGTTAGGTGCTAAATTATATTCAGATTGTAGAATAATTTCAGTAAATTTAACATCACGAAAATTTGTTGTTAATGTTCCTGAAACAGTTACAGAATCTCCTATAAGTTGGAAATGTCAAGCACCTTATTTTGAACATGGACATATATTGGAAGTTTCAAACACATTATCCGAAAAATCAAAAGGACAAAAACTAAAATTTCAGAAATACCCTCTGATCGTTTTAGTTCAGGATGTAGAAAAAGCAGATGGAACAGATAAAGATACTGACTCTGAAATAAACGCACAGTTATTTATAGCTGATCTAACAGACCCAAATTATAAAGCAGATAAAAGATATGAAATGACATTTAAGCCTGTTTTGTATCCTTTATATAATTCATTTTGCCACGCTTTACATTATAGCAGATTTTTCAAAACTTATTCGCCTGAAACAATAAGAAAAACTGTTATTGATAGGCTATATTGGGGTAAAAATGCAGAATTTGCTAATCGTGCTAATATATTTGGGGATTGGTTAGATGCAATTGAAATATCAAAGTTAAATTTAAAAACAGAAACACAAAATAATATTCCGTTAAATCAATTAATTACAAATAAAAATTAAACTCATGAGTAACTTACTAAACACACTAACGATTGAAAATGCTTACGGTAAAACAGGCGTTCAATCAGTTTTTTTAAACCCTAAAGAAATTGTGGGTGCTATCATTGTACCGAAAGGATGGAAAGCAGACGCTACATATATGGGAGTTAATGGTGCTTCTTTCCTTACTTCGTTGCAAGCTGATACTCTAAAAGCAATTGGAAGCCGCATTTTCCCTGTATTTGCATTTGGTGGTATCGAAGATAAATCTGAAGCACCAAAATACCAAACATTTGGGTATGGAAGTAAACGTAAATCTTCTGATGGTATTTATACCTGGTCTTTTCCGTTGATGTCTGGTGGCGTAAATCTTATTTCTGAATTGCGTAAATTCTCAAATACAGATTACGATGTTCTTTTCGTTGATCGTGAAAACGTTATTCTTGGTACATCTACCGGAGTAGCAGGAGAAATGACAGGTATTTCAACTGATTACATTGAAGCTATGCCATGGAAAGCAGCCGATGGAAGTAATGCAGTTGGTTGTTCTATCGAATTTGGCATGTCTTTAGCTGCCACCAAGCAAATGAACGAAGATCTGATGTATGTAAAATGTGATTTTGATGTAGAAAAATCAGTTCTTGGTATTATTGGCGTTGAATTAGCACAGGCAAAAGCAGCAATTGCAACCGCTTGTTATATTTCAGCAAAAACGAACGAAAATAGCATTGATCTTTATGATCTTTTCGCTACTGAATTGACCGCAGCTGGTGCCTGGATTATGACAAAAGCAGATGGAACGGCAGCAACTTTGACAGTAACAAATGATCCTGTTAACAAACATTTCATTTTGACACCGTCTGTATCTTTGACAAAAACAACTGTAAGAGTACAATTACAGACACCGGCAGCACTTGCAGCGTTACACGTTGGAGGAGCACCTGAAAATGGATTGGAAAGTAACATTATTTCTGTAACATTTGCATAATGTCAAATCTAAAACATATTAAAACAGATAAAGGGGAGTTTTGTATCCCCTTTGTTTTATCATTTTTAACTGCCGATGAATTTTCAAAAGAAAATAGACATTTACTTCCTGCATTATCAGATAAAGAAGCAATTGCACATTTGAAAGAAGTTTATAAAAAAGCAGTTAAAATGGTAAAAGATAGTGAACCTAAAAAATCTTAATTGATTATTTTGGAGGTTTTGGCGTCGCCGTTCGATTCGGCAACCTCCACAAAAAATAAAAAAATGGCTACTATATTAGAAATGCTAAAACGAATTGAAAAAATAAACATATCAAATATAGTGGTAAAAATACTTGAAGAAGATAAAGAATATTTGCAGAAAGAAAATCAGCAGCAATGGGTAGAAGGTAAAGATTCAAGCGAGAATGATATAGGCAGATACAGGAGCCAATTTTATGCAGCCGATAAAGCAAATAGACCAAAATTATCAGATGTAGGATTTTCAAATGGTGGCAGGGCTTCTCTTGGTATGATTGACCTTATTGATACAGGACAAACAGTTAAAAGTATTTCAGTTGATATTTCAGGAAATTCTATTATATTTAAAATTGGCGATGACAGATTTAATTTAGAAGGTAGATTTGGAGAAAGAATTTTAGGAATGAACAAACAAAGTCGCATTCATTATATTAACAATAGATTGCTTCCTAAATTACTTGAAGAAATAAGAAATTTAACAGGGATGAAATGACAAATACTTGTAAAAAACATATTATTAATACTTGCGATGAATTAACATTACAGGCATTTATTCGTTGTTTTGAAAAAAATGAATTGCAAGTTTTAGCAAATTATGAAGCAGAAAAGAATGACTTAGAGAATGCCTGGGCGTTGATATATGATGAATTTTGTAATTTAACAGGACAAAAGAAATATATTAAGTTAGTAGAATTGTCAAAAGAAATAGCACAATTGCAGGCAAAGATAACAGCGATTGATTTGTGTGTTAATGTGATGACATATAAAGATTCTGAATCATGTAAAGAAATATTAAAAAAGTATGGATATAATTATAAATTTGATATTAACGATCCTGAAAAATATGCAAAAGAACTCGCAAGAGTTATATCAGTAAGCAAGACTTCTTTAATTTCATTACAACGGAAAGCACAGGAATTTGAAACAATAAAAAAAGAAGCACAAACAGCGACAAACAAAAAAATAAATTTTCACGATACATTGGCATCTGTTTCTAAATTTCAGGGATATAGAATAGATCCAAAAACGACAACCGTTTCAGAATATGCAGGAATTTTAAATAATATAGAAAAACTTTCGAAAAATGGCAGAGGATAAAATTACCGAATTAATAGATGTAGTGAAAATTCAAACGCAAATAGATACTTTGCAAAAGGGATTGATCGAATCTATTGCTTTAATGGAAAAACTTGCAGGTTCAATGTCAAAGACAGGTAGTGAAGCATCGTTAGCAAAGACAAATACAGACATTGCTGCAACGATGAACAAATTACGTGGAGAAATAGATGCTGCCAATAAATCAATGCAGACGAAAGCCACAATTGAAAAGCAATTAGCAAATGAAGAACAGAAACTTAAAAACATACAAAAAGGTTT